CAAGGTGCTGGCTCTAGTTCGGTTGAACGAAGTGCAATTATTGGTGGTAGTGGTAATACTTTATCTTTAGATAATCAATTAATTGAGAATTCTGTAATATTAGGTGGTAATGGTATTAGCGCAACTAGTAGTAATACGGTATACGTACCTAATTTAGAAGTTAGAGGACAAGCATACACACCAATATATGATAACTTAACGGGTGGAACTACATTCGTTCCAGATTGGGGTAATTCAAATGTACAAATATTAACACTTAGTGGTAATACAAATGTTAGTGGTGGAACGTCTACAATGGAAGGTGGTTCTGCGTATACGGTAATTGTTAAACAATCTAATAGTGGTTCACATACAATTACATGGGATTCAACATATAAATGGGAGGAAGGTAACTCTCCAACATTTTCAACCGCTGATGGTTCGGTGGATATAATAACATTTATTTGTGATGGTACTTCTTTATATGGGTTAATCGCAAAAGACTTTCAATAATTAATTTATGGGGTTTTTTACACCATTTGTATATAGAAAAGGATTTATATCTGGTGGAGGTGGTCTACCTCCAGGTTTTGATATATTAGACGGTCATAATGCAATAATATGGTTAGATAGTTCTATTGATGTATTCAATGACGGTTCTGGTACACCAGCCTCAACTGGTGACACAAGTTATCAATGGAATGACCAAACAACTTATGATAACCATGCAATACAAACGGTTGCTGGTGATAGACCTTTATATACTACTGGTGATACATGTTTTAACGGTAATAACATATTATATTTTGATAGGGGTGATAATGATTTCGTATCAGTAACTAATGACACTTCATTTGATAGTTTGTCAGCGCTAACTTTATTCATGTATTTCACTAAAAATGACTCACAAAATTTTAGTTCTAATGATGTTATAACTGAATTTACAGACGGACCAACACCAACAAGTGATGGTTGGGGTGTTGATTATCAATCAAGTTTTGGTGATGGCTATCTTAGGTTTTTATATAATGACCCAGCTGAGTCATTTCCATCTGGTTATAACGAATTAGAAATAAGAACACCTGAATTAGATAACGCTGGACCTAATGAATGTGATTTATATACATTTAGAGTTGGTGGTTCTGGAGGTACTCAACCAACGCTTATTGAAGGTTGGGTTGGAACTACATTAATTGATAGTGAATTGGGTAGTGGTAATGGAATAACTTATGTTGGTTCACATTCAGACCCTTTGAGTATTGGTGGTTCATCTGTTTCTACTAACCCAGCACCAATTTCTTTTGGTAATTATATACTTTATGATGGGGCTTTAAGTAATTCAGCTGTAACTAAAGTTCAGAATTACATATTATCTAAATATGTGACACCTGGACCTTCATCACCTGGAAGTGCTTTATTAGATTTAGATGCTGGAGTTGGTGTTTACTCTGATAGTGGCACTACTTTATCAAGTGATGATTCTAATATTAGATTTTGGAAAGACAGAACTATTAATAATAATAATGCTGAACAAAGTGATGATGCTTTAAGACCTAGATATAACTTTAATGGTTGGAATGATAGAGCTTATGTTCATTTAGATAATTTTAACGGTATAGCACCAGAGTACACTGAATGGTTAGAGATTGCGAATTCTGTTGGTCAGTTTGATGTTCAGGAAATGACAATGTTTATGGTTATGGATTCTTCTCCAGATAGTCCTAACCCATCTACTGGCGAAATATTAGTATCAAACCAATGCGGTTCTGGTGGTACTTTAAGTGATGGTTGGTCAGTTCAAATTGGTTCTAGTAGTGAAACTTATGAATTCCAGATGGATTATGGTAATCCGTTTAATTCTAAGCGTTCAGTTGAAATTCCTTACACTTCTACAACTAGACCTTACGGTAATCCTCAAATATTTGCTTGGAGATTTAGTGCTGGAACAACTGGTGCTAATTACATTAGAGTTAATAACGAAGCTGAAATTACAACTGGAGACACTACGGATGTTATTAATTACGGTGGTGTAGATAAAGTATTAATTAATGCTAGGTATAAAAGTAATTCACCGTGTAGTGACCCAGGTATAACTTTTGGTTACCATTTATATAGGTTGGTTATTTATGACGAGTTCTTAGATGATACTACCATAAATAATTTTATATCAGATTTAAATGATTTTCACGATATTTATTAATAAAGAATAAGATGCCATATACTAATTTAATATTAAAAGTAATTAACAGTCCTTGGACTGTGCCCACTACAGATGTAACTGTCTTAAGTAAATTACCATACTCTAATTTTAATTATCCGCTTTACGAAGCCTTAGATAAAAACTTTATATATCTAAGAGGTGAGGTAATATATGATACTGAAAAAGTTGATGATACCGTTACACTTAAAAAGATAAACGGAAATGATTTATCATTTGATGTTAGTTCTAGCGGTAATGGTAATGGTGGTGATGCTACTGAACCAATTACTGTTGAGGGTAATTTAGAGTTACAGGGTACATCATCGGCTACTACATCTCAAGCTATATATGGTATTAATGTTATAACTGGAGCTAGTACTTCAAACTTGGCTACAAGATTACCAGTCCCAACTACTGGTAGACAAACTATGTTTGTTAATAATTCAGACAGACCAATACTGGTTTTCCCGTCTGTTTCTGGTGGTAAAATTAATGGTATTGTTGATGGGTCGGCTTTGATACCAAATGATGGTAACACATATACTTTTTACTGTATTCAAAACCCTTTACCAGGTGCATGGACTTGGAATCAACCGTCTTTTGGTCAAATAGAATTAAATACAATAGAGATAAATCATACACAAGGGACTCAATCATTGGCTTACGGTGTTGGTAACCCTAATGCTCAATCAATAAATCCACCTGTAAATAACTGGTATGATTTTATATATGGTCAAGATGTTGGTAGTAATGCTATTTCTCTTAATCCAAGCCCCGACTATTTTATAAACTCAACTCTTAGTCCAGCTAGAACAATAGTTAGGACCAAGGTTTATTCTAATTTTAACCCATCATTAGATGCACCAAGTAACTACCCTCCAGGTGCTTTAGCACCTCAAATTTATAGATATACAGTTTATAAGGGTGCTTCTAATTCTGTAAGTAATTTTACTGCATCTAGTTTAGGTTTAAATAATGGTCAAATAGTTCAAACTGGTCTAGTCAATACACCTTTAGATATTGGGGATGTTGGTACTGCATATAGGATAGTAGATAATAATCTAATACATGTCTCGCCTATAGAAACTGATTTAATTGGTGTGGGTAGTTTTTCAACGCATCACCATACTTTTGTGATTAATATACATCCACAGTTAGCAACCAAAGTATATAAGTTTAAAATATTTTTAGAACACACATAAAAATATTTTAAGATATTTATTAATAAAGGAAAGATATGGATTTTTACATTAACAAAGGGGCAACATTACCAATACTTAAATTAGAGTTAATTAAGGACGGTAGATATACGTATAAGGAGTTTCATGATATGTTACAGAATAGTGACATATATTTCTGTATGACAGATGTTGTAACTGGTGTTAAGAAGATTGGTAAAAAACCAGCGGAATGTATTTTAAAATCTGAATATAATGGTTGTGGTGATGATGAATATTATATAGGTTATCAATTCACTAGTAAAGACACTAATAAACCAGGTAGATATGTTGGTAAATTCATAATTGAGTTTTTAGGTGGTACTGTACACCCAGAAGGTACTCTTATAGTTCCAATAAGAGAGGAATTATTCATTAATGTATTAGATGGTTCAATAAAAAAGTAACGTAAATAGTTGCTTATTTAACTCAAAAAAATTATCTTTGTTAATCTTTTTATAAAAAGATTAAAAATGTTTTTTACTAAAAAATTTGTTTTAGTATTTTTAATTCATTATATTTGTTCAAAATAAATACTATGAATAATACAGTTAGCTTTGAAGTAATCGAGCAATTTCTAGAAGGTAAAGACCCACAAAAATATATTGTAGCAATCGAAAGTTCCTATAGGGATAATGTGGTTGATTTAGTTATTAATGACCCAGAAACTGGTAAGAGGATAGAAAAACATTCTTATAAACCATTTGTTTGGTTGAAGCATGAGGTTTCTATTTTACTATATGGGGGTAAGTCTAGCGTAATTAAAGCTGCCATGTCTAAATATAAAGTAAAAATAAAAAAACTTAGAATAGAGAATGACGAGGGTGTTGTACCAGATAGATTAGATAATGGGTATAAATTTATTGCAATATGTGATGGCAGTTATTCTAATTTAATAAACTTTTTTAGAGAAGGTGGGGTTGATTTATATAGTTCTGATAATATAAATCCATCTGATGCTGATTCACCAACATTTAGAAGTCTATTTGTTGCATTTTCACCTGATGAACAATTTTTAATACAAAGTGGTAAAAGGTTGTTTAAGGGTATGGATGAATATAATGATTTACATAGATTTCAGTTTGACCTTGAAACTGAGGGGTTAGATGCTTCTGTAAATGCTATATTCCAAATAGGTATGAGGGATAATAGAGGTTATGAAGAAGTGTTAGAAACTAAGGGTGATAGTGAGAAGGAAAAAAGAGATTCAGAAAGAAACAATATTATTAGGTTTTTCCATATAATAGATGAAAAGTTACCAGATTTAATTACGGCTTATAATGATGCTAATTTTGATTGGCCTTTTATAAAGAGAAGATGTGAACGTTTAGGTATTGATATAACTAACATAGCTAAAACTCTTAGTCCAAAGAAAAAAATTAGATGGAAAGATACAATGCTTAAGTTAGGTGGTGAGACTGAATTTTTCGAACAAACCTTAATGTGGGGTTATAATGTTTTAGATATTTCTCATGCTGTTCGTAGAGCACAAGCTATTAATTCAGATATAAAATCATGGTCGCTTAAATACATTACACAGTATTCTGGTGTTGCTAAGAAGAATAGAGTTTATGTTCCTGGTGATATACTTAATAAAACGTGGTTAGATACCTCTGATTACGCTTTTAATGACGTTAATGGTGATTGGTATAGGATTAGTGAAGATAAGTCATTAGATGAAGGTTATGAGGTTGTTAAAGGTGATTATATAGTTCAAAGATATTTATTAGATGACCTTTGGGAGACAGACCAAGTAGATGCTATATATAATCAAGCATCTTACCTTATAGCTAAATTATTACCTACATCATATATGCGTTCATCTACAATGGGTACTGCTGGTCAGTGGAAGTTAATTATGGCTGCATGGTCTTATGAAAACGGTTTAGGTATCCCATCACTAGAAAAGAAAAGGGATTTTACTGGTGGTCTTTCTAGGTTACTTGAAGTTGGGTACGCTAGGAATGTCGCTAAGTTAGATTTCGCTGCACTATACCCTAAGACACAATTAACACATGATATCTTCCCTTCTTTAGATATATCTGGAGTTATGAAGGGTTTATTAACTTATGTTGTGGATAAAAGGGATGAGTTTAAATTTAAAACGGGTGAAGAAAAATCTATAACCAAAGATTTACAAAAGAAGTTAGATGATAATTTACATAGACTAACACCAGATAGAGTTAGTAACGCTAATAAGATGATTAGTGAACATAAAAAACTAGCTTCTGATTATGATAAAAAGCAGTTACCACTTAAGATATTAGCTAACTCATTTTTTGGAGCTTATGGTGCGCCTTATATATTTAATTGGGGTGATAGTGATTGTGCTGAAGAAACAACTTGTAGGGGTAGACAGTATTTAAGACTTATGGTTAAACATTTTTATGAGACACATGGTTTTAGACCTCTTGTAGGTGATACTGATGGTTTTAACTTTGCTATGCCAGATAATATTAATACTATAAAATATGTCGCTAAAGGTAGTCATTGGAAGACTAGTAAATATGAGCCAGGAACTGAATTGAATGGTCTTGATGCTGTATTAGCTGATTTTAATGAAACGTATATGATTGGTAGAATGGGGTTAGATATTGATGATGTGTGTAATTCAACAATCAACTTTGCTAGAAAAAACTACGCTAATGATATAGATGGTAAAATTAAGTTAGTTGGTAACTCTATTAAGTCTAAAGCAATGCCAGTTTATATTGAAGAGTTTTTAAATAAAGCCATTAGACTTTTATTAGATGGTAAGGGTTATGAATTCATATTATGGTATTACGAGTACGTTAATAAGATTTATAATTATGAAATACCAGTAGCTAAAATTGCATCAAAATCTAAGGTTAAATTAACACCAGATAATTATAAGAATGTTTATTGTAGACAAAAAAATAAAGCTGGTAATCTAAAATCCAGACAAGCACACATGGAGTTAATATTAGCAAATGATTTAAATGTTAATTTAGGTGATGTTATTTATTATGTAAATACAGGTACAGCTAAAAGTCACGCTGATGTAAAAACAATTAAAGATAAAAAAACTAAACAAGTTGTGGAAGTTTTATTTAATTGCAAAATGATACCCCAAAGTCAATTAGATAGTGACCCAGATTATACAACAGATGAATACAATGTAGCTAAATATTTAGACGCTTTTAATAAAAGAATAAAACCTCTTTTAGTTTGTTTTAGCACTGAAATTAGAGGTGAAATTATAATCGATGTATATAAAGATAAGAAAACTAAATTATTAAAACTAGAAGAAAATAATGCTTTTACTAGAAGGGATTGTGAGTTGGTTGCTGGAAAACCTTTTGAAGATAGTGACCAGGATTCATATGAAGCGCTTATGACTCTTGAGGATAAGGAACTTAGATTTTGGGATTCTGTTGATAAGACACCTAATAATATGAGCGATGATGATTGGTCTGTTACAAGGGCTGATTATAAGGAAAGAAAACGTATAGAAAGGATAGAAGGTATTAATGAAGAAAAGATTCTTTTAGATAAAATATGTATGAGGCTTGAAGTTGATGACTATGATAAAATGAAAAATCAAAATAAATTACCAAATGAAATACTTTCTTTTTGTGATTTATTTAATGTGGATGATAGGTTTATTTTAACATCAAATAAGTGGGGTGTTGAATTAGCTGATAGTTCTATATTACTTAAGTACGAACCACAAGCTAATGAAAGATTAATATATTATAATACTTTATTAGAAGATGTGGACGATAAATACCAACAATGGGTTGACTATAAAGAATCAATTAATACTCATAAAGACCCAGAAACTGTTTCTCAAAATATGGATGAGTTAAAAGCTGATATGATTAAATTCTTAGAAGATAATTACTGGGAAATGGGTTATAATAGTGAGTGGATTAGAAAAGACTGGGATTATAACCAAACTGGTAGTCTTACTTTAGAAAAAGCTTATGAAATGGAAATGAGTTATCAAAATAACTTAGATAAAGCTAAGAATCAAAAACCAGATGATTTAATTATAAAATATGATAATGATTAAAATAAAAAAGGAGCTAATTAAAGCTCCTTTATTTTTTTGTAATTATTTTAAGTAGAACCCTAATGGTCTATATTTTAAATGTTTATTTAAAAATTCAGATTCATTAGCTGCTCTTTCCATTTGTTTTGTTGATGATAATCTATCAAGTCTAGCGTCAAGTCTTTCAAGTACTGATTTTCTTTCTTCGTTACCTTCACTTAGTAAAGACTCGTAATCCATTGTTCTTTCAGCTTCTGGAGGTCCAACTACACCACCAAATTTACCTCTTGTTCTACCTAATGCTCTTTTTGATTCAGAGACAAATAGTTGCCTTACAAGTGTTTTTGTTGGCTCATTAAAATCTGAGAAGTCTAACTTAGATAATGGAACGTCATTAGGTAATTTAATAATATCTGGGTTGTCTGCTCTACAATCATCTAGATTATCTGGAGTTGTATCATAATAAAAATACCATGCTTGACACCCTGTTAAATTTAAAGAACTACCTGGACCTCCAATACCGTGACCGAAACTAAATTTAGAACCTGGAGTAGATAACAAGTGTAGTAATCTAGTTCCGTTTGGTCCAGCTGTTAATTTATAAACTAATTCACTTCTTAATAATCTATTTTTTAAGTTTAAGTCACTAGCTGTTAATAAAATATCAAATGCTGGTGCTATATAATAACCACCATTACCACCGAATCCGTAACCACCACTACCAGCTACACCACCTAGTTGTCCATAACCACCAGCGAATCCATAATCTAATCCACCGTAATTTGCAAATAGAGCTGCTTGTGTTGTTGGGGGTGTTATCCATAATACTTCATTCACTTCTCTACCAGCTGGAATTTCATATACTTGTCTACCAGCTTCTAGCGTTACGTAATCCTTTTTTAATTCCCAAGGACCCCTTGCTTGTAAACCTACTTGTTTTGAATAGGCGTATGTATATTGTGTTGTTAAATCAAAGCTTCTAACACTTAAAGCGAAAGCCATGTCTGTGCTGTCTATACTTTGTCCTAGTAATGATTGCCATTGGTGTTCTATTAACCACTCTTGCACGTATTGCGCATAATCTTCTATCGCAATATCTAATAATGTGCAAAGCATATCATCAGTTAATTCAATCTGACGCAATGGAGCGCCCATTGAAACCCTAAATTGTTCAAATATTCTATTCTTATCTTCGTTACTTATCGGCATAATATTTATAGTTTATATATAAATATTAAGAAAAGAGGTAATCTTTTATTTTTCTTGTGATAAGAATTTTTTAGTTAAATCGAAAGCTTCGTCAATACTCTTAAAACTAATTTCTGGTGATAACAATGTTTTATTAACTAATACAATTGGTACACTTTCAGTTTTACCTAATTCCATTATTTTTTCAACCTCTTTAACATTTTTATCTAATTCAATATCAACATATACATAATCAATGTCACCGTCATCAAATTTAGTTCTAATATCCTTACAGTATGGGCAATCTTTAAACCCGTATAATCTTACATTACTCATAATCTTCTATTATTTCATCTAACATTTGTCCTATAACTTCATCTTCGTTAAATTCAACTTGACCCATTATAGTATTTATTATATTTTGTTTTCTTTGTAGTGTACCCCAAATCCTTATAGATACAGTATCTTCAAATAACTGATAATATACAGTTACATTATTTTTTTGACCTATTCTATAACTTCTATCTTCAGCTTGTTCATTATTACCTGGAACCCAATCAAATGAATTAAATATAACATGTGTTGCTTCTGTTAGTGTTATACCAACACCAGCTGATATAATATTTCCAATAAAAACTGTCACCTTATCTGATTGTTGAAACTTGTCAATAGACTTTTGTTTTTCTTTGTCACTCATTGAACCGTGGTGGATGACACATTTATTACCAAAGTAATTTTCTAACTCCATTAGCTCGTCTGTAAAGGTACAGAATATAATTACCTTGTGTCCTTGCTCAATAACTTCTTCGGCTTGCTCTATGGTCTTAGGAATGGCTTCCATAGCTACATATTTTCTAAGTAAACCTAACTCAACTAAATCTCTTTCTGGTTCACCTCTTTTTTTCTTAACCCTTCTTTCTTCTAGATATTCTTCCCATAAGTTATCATAGTTTAACCATTGTTTTTTATTAAACTTATGATATAGTGGTACAATATTCTTTTCTGGCATATCACCAATTTCGGTTTTAAGTCTTCTTAAGTAAACGTGTTTGGTTTTAATAGCTAATTCTTCTAAATTAGTTGCACCATTAGTTAACCATATTCTCTTTTGTCTACCATTCTTAAGTGTTGTGGTTATTTGTCTACCTTCACAGTATCTTAAAACAAAATGTTTCCAGTTGTCAGCAATTGGTGACTTTATTAACTTAAGTAGATTATAATAATCCATTGGTCTGTTGGCTACTGGAGTACCACTTAGTAACCACACTTTTTTATCACCATAGTTAGTACATAGGTCTTTCATTATGGCACCTCTATTACTGTTTGGGTTTTTTAATTTATGAGCCTCATCAATTATAATTAAATCAAAGTTTGCTTTAACTAATTCTTGACTATCCCAACAAATATCTTCTTCTCTAATATTTTTATCTGGTAT